AAGTTATTTTAGTAAGTTAGCTGAAGAAGATTAATTCTTCTAAATATCAGTAACACACCCGCCATGCCTCTCAACGATGCACACTTTGGCGGGTTTTTTATTAAAAGATGGATATAATTCCACCTAAAGTATGTTGTATGTTGATATCTCTTGCTGAGATTGGATTATTGTCAATATAACTTTGTGCTTTACCGCCAATATTTTTAACTTCATTATAAGTAAGATTTCCACCAAAGTCATCGGTAACTTGAAATAAAGAATCTAATCCAGTATCAATACCTTTTTGAATTTCTTTGTAATATTCTGGCCAATTATCGATAGCTTTCATCATTTCTTTACCAGATTCAGTTTGCTTAAAATTTTCAAGTCCGGTATTAAATTCTTCAACACCAGATTTTATCATATTTGTAGCTAATCCAGTATATGATTTTGCTTCACGAAATAGTTCGGTTGCTTTTCCAATGATACCTGTTGGTATACCAAGTTCTTTTTTTATTAAATTAATTTGACCTTCTATATGTTTAGCAATTTTACTATCTTCTTTAAATCGTTTTGAATATTTGTATTCTAATCCTAAAAGTGCCATTCTTTTACTAATAATTTCAGAATTAGCTTCTTCTAAATCTGCTTGTTTTTTATTATAAGCTTCTCCAAAAGGTGCAGTAGTAATTTTTTGTATATTTTTATACTTTTGTAAACTATCAAGATAATCGGAATAACCTTTTGCAAATTCATTAACATCATCTTCATTCATTGGCAAAGCTACTGACTCATTTGTTCCAGGAATAGGAACTTCTCTTAAAGCAACACCCCAAGGCCCTTCTTTCTGTTTAGTTTCATCTTCATCTTTTATTTGATTGAATAATTGAGATTCTGTTCCAGCAATTATTTTATTCGTTCTTAGAGAATTAACTAATTTAGTTCCTTTTGTTGTATCTTCTTGTTTGGATTTAAATCTTTCCAATAAAACTTTTCCAACATAACCTGCAATTAAACCCATCATAAGAGGACTCATTGCTGCAAATATTTCAGGTATCAAAGCGCCAGTAACAAGACCACCAATTAAACCAACCAAACTTCCGCCAATATCAAACAAAGGTTTTAAAATACCAAACATATTTGAAATTGTATCTTTAACAAAAGTAAATGCTTTTGAAGCAATAGCTCCAACCGTTTTGAGTACTTTCCAAATAGGTGCAATAAGTGTTCCAATTCCATCAACTATTTGTTTAATGAAACTCATAAAACCACTATCTTCATCTTTTGCTTTTTCTGGTTCAGCTGTTGCTTTTTTAGTTGAATCAACAATCTCTTTCATCAACTTTTCATGTCTACGTTCTTCTTCCTCTTTATCTTCTTCACGAAAAGATTTCATTATTTCTTCTTGTTTCTTTTCGAGAGCATCAACCTTTTCCATAAAAATATACATCTTAGCAAGAATATCAGCTACACTATCACCAATCTTTAAAGGATTATTATTTCCTGAACTAATAGTTGTTCTTCTTGGATCTTTTTTATTTTTTCTACCATAGCCACCAAAATAACGTATATCAGATTCGCTTCTACCTAATGCTCTACCTGCAACAGTCCTTATTGATTTACCAACCACACCAGAACCTGTCAATGCTCGTACAATATTCAAAGGATCTAATTTTTCTTTTATACCAGTAGCTTTTGCTTTAAATTTATCAGACACAGCACTACCAATAGAAGATGATAAACTCTTACCTTCTTCAAATTTATTTTCAGCAATTAAATCAATAATTCTTTTTTTTCTTATTTGATTAGCTTTTTCGTATTTGTTCATTTTATCCAACACTTAAATTAAATTGTTTTTGAGCAAAAGCAGACCATGATATTTGATACTCATTTGTAATCAAATTGGCATCTCCTGCATTGAAGATGTTTGTGCTATTCGTAATAATTGAAGGTTTTCTTGATGCCATCATAGTTTGTTTTGCTCTTTGATTATCCAAATATGTAGAATCATCTATTCGTAAATCTGGTTGTAACAATGATAAATTTTTATCATCTAATAAGAATTTAACTGTATCAATTATTTGTTTATAACCAGAACCACCTAAATGTAATCCCATTGCATCAAATTGTTTAGCATCAAACATACTCTTTATATCAATAAATGGCACCATAGTATCTTGTGCTATTTTTTGTAATTTTTCATTTATACCCGATTCATCAATTTTTTTACCTGATTTGCCTGATGGATCGCCAGGTCCAACACCTAATAATGCAGGTGTGGCTCCAAGTTTTTTAAGTAATTCAATTTCTTGTGTGACTAATGACGCTTCTTTATCATTAAATGTTTTGTTTGGCCTATTTGGTGCGCCACTAGAAACAATTACTTGTTTACCTTTGAAAAAACCAGGATTATCTTTTTCGATTGCATTGATTTTTTTCAACACATCTTCTGGTCCAATACCACCCTCAGATAAATTTGTCAAATCTTCTTTTTTAATTCCTAGAGCCGCATTAATACCAACTCCTAAACTATCACCTACTGCAATAATAGAATTCTTAGTAGTTTTTGTTGAGCTTATCCTTTTTTCTTCCGCCGGCGGATTAGTTGCTAATGCTGTAGATTTAAGTTCTTCGTTTGCTTGTTTAAATCCTTTATTTTTACCTGCGCCACCTTCATGTTTTGATTGGCCTGTAGCTTCATCTACGAAAACTGCCCACACACTATTAGTTTCATTTATTATTTTTGGAATTAAGTTTTTATCACCTGTTTTTTGAAATTCAGAAAAACTCTTAACTCTTGTTCTAATTAAATATTTTCCCATCTTATCTTGCATTTCTTCATCAAATACTTCCTCTCCTGTCAATTTCATACCAGCATACACATCTTTTAATGTGTCAGGAGTTATTTGATATGCACCAGCAGCAAAAATCTTTTTTTCTTTTTGCAACTGCATAACATCTTTTACTTTCATTTTTTCCAAACCTAGCATACCACCCGGTGTATCGCCTGCGGTTTTTCTATTAATAGCATAATATCCTGCTTTGCCAGCTTCATACTTTTTTATAACAGATAAAAAAGCATCTTCTCTACTTTTTGAATTTGGTTGTCCAACCAATGATATTACAGAAGCTTTACCTTCTGATTCTGTCAATTTATTATCACTAAAAAAAGATTTGTTTATATCTTCAAATAATTGTTTTAAATTAATATTAGCGAATGCTTTTTTAGTAACCATAAAACCACCAACAGCAACTAATCCCATCACACCGTATTTTAATAATCCTTTTTGACCGGCAGGTAATCTATATTTTGCTGGTAGTTTCTTCTTAGTTTTACCTGTAAACAAAGTAATCAATTCATCATTTTCTTTTTCTTTTTGTTTATCAAATTCTTTTTTGTATTTTTTTCCAAGAGTATTTTCTTTTTTATGCTCATCATAATCTCTTTTGGCCAAATTAAACATTTTAGCTAAAACATCAGCTTCAGAATCGTTTTTGCGCAAACGCCTAACCGTACCGGCATGTAATTTGGTGTATTCAGGATCTTTTGTGTTATTTTTGGAAACAGAAGATATTTTATCGTTAGCATCTGACTTTTTTTCTTTGCCTGATAAAATATTTGAAACAATTGGGCCAGAACCCGAAGCAAAGTTTTTGCCCATCTGTTCAAGTTGAGCTCTTTGTGCTAATATACTATCACGGCGTTGAACATCTTCTTCACTCACGCCATGTTTCTGCATTATTTCTTGTCGAATTTCTTGTCGTCTTTTTTCTTGCTCAATTTTTCTCCATTCGTCAATTATTTCTCTTTGGTCAGGACTCAACAGACTCAAATTATTACCGACTAGCTTCAACGCTTCTTCAAATTTACCTTCTTCTAAAAGGTCCCATATCAAGTGTTCATTTGGTTTTTCTGGTTCTTTCTTCTTTACAGGGGTATTTTCACTTTTTTTGATTTCCTCGCCAGTACCGGTCGTATAGTCAACGCCTTCTACCAAAGGTTTTGGATTATCAATACCATGAACCTTATTGATTACTTTTGCTATACCTTTGGCGACTTTTCTTTCTTTGTTATTCATTTACCGTTTCTTTAGCATTGCTTCTTGTTGTTTTTCTTTAATTTTTTGATTTTCTTCTTCAATATAATTAACTAACATAGCGATGTAAATATCACGTTCCCACGGCAACATATTTTCAAGTTCCGTTAATGAATACTTATGGTGTTGCATCAAAGAGAAATTAGTTTTATAATAATTTCTCAGGTTGTCATGACAAAATATTACTCGAAAAAACTTTCTAAACCTTCCATACTAATCGTATGGTCAAATCCGCACTTAGAACATTTTAAATCAACTTTTTTATTTAACTTTGGTAGTGTATTAAAAAAGTTTTCTAATTTTGCAAATTGGTCTTGATTCAACGATTCAATCCATTGCATCAATTCATCTTTAGGAGTTTCGTTTGTATAATAGTATTGTTCACCATCGAAAACATATTCAATGCTTTCTAAAATTATTTCAAAAGCAATATCAACAGCAGAATCTTTTTGATTTAATTTTTCTATTAACGAAAATTGTGGATATTTTAATTTAACTTTAATATTTTCTGTAATATCAATAATATCTTTTGAATTTGGATCAATATCAACTGTAATATCTAATAGATTAAATTTTGTTTCCATTTTATTACCACATGGAGTTTGACCATCAGGCTCATTATTACAAACATATTTGTTTTCTATCATTTCACCAACAGACCTAGCACGTAATTGAATAAAATAAAATTCAATATCAATTACAGGTAACTCATCAATATTAATATCTTCAGTCAATGTGCAATTGGTCAATACTTGACGAATGTTTCTTTCAATCGTTTCTTTATCATCTGCTTCCATGGCCATCATTAGATTCTTTTGTTCTTTTACTAAGAATGGTCTGAAGCGAATTTCTTTTTTGCTTAATGGTAACAAAAGGTCATAAATCGGCGTATCAATTTTTGGCAAAGCCATTTTAAATCTCCTATCAATTCAAATTTATTGTGTTAATGTATTCAATATTCCTGTTAATCCAGATGTTACAACTTTATTTTGTAGAGCATTAGCGTAACTACCAATCCAATTCGTATAAGCAAATTGAATTTGTAATTTATGAAATTCTTCTGATGACCATTCTAAATCTAATTGATTCATGGCTAAAGGAAATGCCTCACGTAATACAGCAGAATATGTCAACTGGTTTGCTACGTTATATTGGTTAATTGTTATATCAACCATGTAGTTTGTTTTATACTGAAAATTATAATCAGTTGTAGGATTAACTATGTCCATCCAAGAATCAAAAAATATCTTTTCACGCATATCATCGGAAATAATAAATGTCATGTTTGATTCACCATAACTTGTATGATAAGGAAATTTTTCAATTGGTGCTGAACCAATCTTCTTTTCCATCGTCATAAAGTTACGGCCCGGCATTTCAATAGATTCACATCTAAACGATAAAGCTCTAGAATCAGCACCAACTGAACCAGTTAAGGCTAATGGAATAGGAATAGTTACATCAAACCTATTGGGCCTTGCTATATCCGTATCAAAACTTGCACGAAAGTCGCTAATTGAACCTGGCATTTACTTACCTTTTATTTCGTTTATTGAATCTTGCCAAACTTCTTGTGGTTTGGCACCTTTAAATTGTTGTAACGGCAGAAAACTTGCCACTTCAAACTCATGTGGTTCGATGGCAAGTATTTTTGACCTAATATGACCAGTTAAGTAACGCTTTAGACACGGTTTAAACTCTTTAAAACGCTTGGATGCGCTCAGGATGTCATAAGTCACTCGAATACGCATAACATCATTATTACTATCTAAAGTCGCATAATCCAAGAGTTTGGTCAAAAATGCCACTCTATAACGGTATGGCAAATAATGAAGGTTTAACCCTAAAAAACCATCATCATACTTTTCTAATGCCAATACCATTGGAAACTTGTCATAATATGGCAAATCTGCTTTTGTTTTTGGATCATAGTAAAAACAATATAACCTACCAAGCATGAATCTTCTATCTTTTCGAAATGCTTCACGGCTAATGTTTTTTGGTATTGCTGAAACATTTCTTAGCTCATTAATTTTTGTATTGAGCCATTTCATAGACTCTCTAGACATGACAGCATAATCGGTTGTTGACCGTTGTTGTCCTAATTCCGTAAGTATTGAAGTTGCCATGAAAGTATTTAGTTGAGTCCTAGATGGTCTTCGGTGATAACACGAAACTCCCACGCTCTATCTTTACAGTATTCGATAGCGGCTTTCCATTTGGCTTCGTTGACACCCCATGTTTTGACTGCTTTGATGTAGTTCTCTGTAATACGTTTTTGTGGTGGCGGTGGTGCAGTTTCTTTCTTTGGTTTGACTTCAAGCATCACAGTTTTTAACTTTCCGTCTTTTGTTTTCATTTTTACAAGAAAGTCTGGAAAGTACCGATGATACTTACCGTCAATAGGTGACCTGTATGGAACAACCAATTCTTCTGAAGCCCAAGATATAATATCATCATTTAAGTCGAGCCAGTTCATCACTTTGACTTCCCAAGATGAACGATAGACTATATTAGTGGGGTCACCAATATATTTGTGTGGGTTACGAGGTTTAAATAAGCCTGAATATGCCATATAAATAGTATGTATAACAACTCAAAGAGAGTATCATGGGGTTTCAAATTTTACCAAATAGTCTAGGTTCATTAGGTGCCGGTTCAGGAATAAGTCAATTAACAGGACCTTTAAGTAGCCTTTTCAATTCAAGCACCATCAATAATTTGGTGTATCCTTCTGATTTAGCATCAAATCCTGCAATGTGCCATGCTGTTCAGTTTTCTATTTATGACTATACCACGGGTTTTGAACAAGCAGTTAATTCTGGAATTAACTCAATACAAAACGGTTCTTTATTAAATGGTTTAAAAAATACTGTAGCAGAAGCTCTTGAAATTGGCAAAACAGCAATTGGACTTGCAACCGATGTAAAATCCGCCGGTTCTATAGGAGAAGCTTTTACTAATGCTACTAACTATGCTCAAGGACAAATTGCAAATGCTGCAACTAATGCTGCAGCTTATTTACCATCAGCTCTTTCATTAGCTCAAGCACCAACATATCGACCAAAAGCAAAAGGGTCACCTTTAGCAACAGTTTCTTTGTATATGCCAGACAGTTTGAAAGCTAGTCATAATGCTCATTATAGTGAGATAAATTTTACAGATGCTTTAGGTATTGCAAGTCCTGTAGTAAATGCTATAGCTGAAAATCTTGGTAAAAGTAGAAAAGATATCATGAATTATTTACCTCAATCTGGTTATGGTAAAACGGCTATTGCTAGTTTAACTGGACTTGCTGCTGGTGCAATTGGCGGAAATTCAAATGATATTAGAAGTGTTGCACAAAATGCTTTAGGTGTTTATACAAATCCACAAATTCAATTAATTTACAAAGGTATCAATTTAAGAGAATTTAGTTTAGATTTTGTTTTTACTCCTAAATCACCACAAGAAGCACAGACAACAAAAAATATTATTGATACATTTACTTTCTATTCTGTTCCAGGATTAGGTTCAGCTGCTATTGACGGACAGCCAGGTCAATACTTAACTCCTCCACAGTTATTTCAAATTAAGTTTGTATTCTTAGGACAAAATGGTATTGGTGGTTCAGTTGCTAGTGTTTTTAGTTCAGCATTAAGTAATTTAGGATTAGGTAGTTTATTAACATCAGATCCAACAAACACAATTACAAATGGTTCGGCAGCAAAAATAATGACAATACAAGAATGTGTATTAGAAAGTGTTGATGTTGATTATGCTCCAAACGGTTGGGCAGCATTTAATGATGGTTACGGAGTTCAAACAACACTATCTTTAAAATTTAAAGAAACTCAAATTCTTACAAAAGATAAAGTTGGTAATCCGGATGTTGCAGGCAATTATGCAACCAAACAACAATTTAACAAAGCAATAACTTCTGTTCCAAATCCATCTGGATCAACTGCAAAAAATAGTGGATGGGGAGAAGGTTAATGAAATACTTTAATACACTTCCTTCTGTAATTACATCGGATTATAATGGTAATACACTCACGCTCAAAAATATATTAACAAGAGCAACTTTAGTATCACAATTACAAAATAATCCTTTGTTATTTTATACATACACAACACAAGACGGTGATACTCCTGAAAGTGTTGCTTACAAGTATTATGGTGACCAATATCGTTATTGGATAGTATTATATGGCAATGGTAGTTTAGACCCACAATTTGATTGGCCTTTGACATCACGCCAATTTAATGATTTTATTATTGCAAAATATACAAATGATGCAGCAAATGCTTTGAGTATATCAGCAAATACCGTAACTTCTAATCAAGTGTTAGTTTATACACAAAATACTCTACATCATTACGAAAAATCTATTGCAACTACAGATAACGCATCAAGAACACAATCAATTAAAGTTATTGAAATCGATGGCACTACTGCAAATCAAGTTGTTTCTGGCACTACTACAATTAGTTTTGCTGACGGCACTACAGCTACACAAACTGTTTCAGTAAATCCAATATCAATATACAATTACGAAAATACATTAAACGAAAACAAAAGAAATATTAAATTAATTAATAGTAATTATGTTGGATCAATGGAATCTCAATTCCAATCCTTGATGAGTAGATAATATGGCAGGTACACAAAATTTAAGATACGCAACCGAGTATCAATTAGACGGAGTTACTTTAATATCATCAGTTAATGGTGGTATCATTGATTTAACTCCTCAATTAATAGAACTTAGTTTATTTGAAGATATCTACTCAGCAACAATTTCTGGTAATTTAGTGTTATCCGATGCGCTAGGTCTATTATCAAATTTTCGTATTAATGGTACTGAATTTATACAGATATCAATTAGAAAATTTTCTCAAGACAATAATCCAATACAAAGAACATTTAGAGTATTTAAGGTATCTAATCGAACCGTAAATTTAAGTAATGCTTATGAAGTTTACACTTTAAATTTCTGTTCTGAAGAATTTTTATTTTCTGAACAATACAGGATATCTAAAGGTTATAGAAATACCAAAATATCTGATATTATTACGGATATTTTGACTAACTATGTTATGGTTGGAGGTAATACAACTTCTCCAAATTCTTCTGCTGCCAATGGACCACCAGCGCCTAATAATCCAGGTACAAAAAATATTCATATTGAACCTACAAAAGGCGTATATGATTTTGTATTACCTAATAAAAAACTATTTGAAACTATTAATTGGTTATCCATATATTCTCAACCGGCAAATCAACCAGGCGCAGATATGTTATTTTATGAAAATAACTACGGATACTTTTTTAATTCATTACAATCATTATATGGTCAAACAGCATATCAAACATATTTTTATAATCCTAAAAACATATCAACTGAAATAAAAGACCAGGTAATAAACGTCACCGATTTTCAAGTTTTAAATTTTTTCGATACTCTTGAAGCTGTTAGTAATGGTACTTTTGCTAATAAAACAATCACTTTTGATATTTTAACAAGAACAAAAAGAACCAACAATATGTATAGTTATGATAACTATCTTTATTTGAATAATCCAACTACATTAAATCCTTATCCTGTGACAAATAATTATCAAAACAGGAGAGGTGATGCGATGTATCAAGTGATGGATGGCGTTGATTTGGAAATGGGTGCTTTAAGAATGGCAACAGGTAATCACCAAGATAAGATGAATTCTTATGTGATGGCTTCAAAAGGTGGTGCAAATAACGTAGCGAATGACATTTTTATTGAAACATATTTAAAAAATCGTGTCGGTCAACTAGGTTTAATTAACTATACAAGAATTAAAATTATAGTTCCTGGTGACCCATCTCTTGCAGTTGGCAAAACAGTTAATTTTAAAACTTTTGCAGTATCACCATCCACATACTCTGGAGGCGAAAGAGTTTTTGATCCTTTTTATTCGGGTAAATATTTGGTGACAGCATGCCGGCATGTTATAAATGGTCCTGAAGGCACCTATATAACTGTGTTAGAATTGTCTAAAGAAAGTGTTTCTGAATCATATTCAGCATATAACAATTCAGACCCACTAGTACAATCTATAGTGAACGGTATACAATAATGCGTAATAATTTTGCTGGTTTAAATGGTTTTATTTGGTGGGTCGGTGAGGTTGAATTTCGTGTGGACCCTCTTGCTCTTGGTAGGTGTAAAGTAAGAATATTTGGTTGGCATACGGATAATAAAGCGATGTTATCAACAGAACAATTACCTTGGTCGCATCCAATGCTTCCACTAAATAATTCAAAATCATTTTCTTCACCTAGGGTCGGTGATTGGGTTGTGGGTTTCTTTATGGACGGAGAATCAGGCCAATTTCCAATTATGATGGGTGTATTACCTAGTATAAAGGCAAAATAAAATGGCAAACAATTCAATAGCAGGATTTGAAGCAACGGCGGCAGAATTACAATCAATTATCAATGATCCTAAATTTACCAAAGCTCAAATCGAAGAAGCTAAAAAACTCTATGCATTAAATCAAGAAAGATATACTGCTTTTTTAGTGCAACAAAATTCTCCCAATTTAGCACTTGTTGTTGAAATTAATGGAACAAACGAAGAATCAAGTCCTCCAATCGTAAAAAATTTAGGTGACGGCCAATTGGCCACAACAACACCAACAACAGCTACAGGCTCAGTTGCTGGCACTTCAATAGATGTTTCAAATAATGATTTGGCACACGCTTGTGATTTTGCTACAACATTACAAAAGAATAATGCTCTCAAAAGATTTCTAAGAGCAACAGCAGCACAAATTAGAGATGGTATCCGAGCATTATTGAGATTTTTAGGTCTTGGTGATGGTTCTGGTACAGTTTCTTGGATTATTAGTAAATTAAAATGGTTGGCGGCTGAAATTAGATATATTCAATATACTATTATTAAACCAATACAAGATTTTGAACAAGTTGTTATTGCTTATACTCAAAAAGTTGCCGCAATGATTTCTTGGATTTTATCTTTACCTTCTCAAATTCTTGCCTTATTAAAAGATTGTTTATCTCAATTACAAAAATTAGTTAGTAGTATTTTTTCTGATATTTTAGAAACTGACCAAAATCCTTATAGTGAAGTTATTGCTGCTGCAAAAGATGTAGCTTCAGCCTCACAATCATTAGTTCAATCAACTGTACAAGCAGCTGCCGGTGCGGCCGCTTTACCTACTGCGGTTATTTCTACAGCATTATCTACACCATCACAATCTACATTGGCTCAAGCAAACACAACGATTGCTAATTTCACTGCATCGTATGTTAGTTCAACTCCATCAATACAAAATTCAACACCTTAAACTATGACAACATATAAACCGCCAATTTCTAGTATGTGGATTCAACAGCCATCGGCTGCTACAGCAAATACGCCACCACAATATCCATATAATAATGTTACACAGACCGAATCTGGTCATTTATATGAGATGGATGATACTCCAGGACAAGAACGAATTCGCCTACAACATGGTAAGTCAGGTACATTTTTTGAAATGGCACCAAATGGAGACCAAACAGTAACGATTAAAGGTGACGGATATGAAATTATTGCTGGTAATAAAAATGTAACAATTTCAGGAGTTTGTAATATCACTATTAACGGTGATTGTAATATGGAAGTTTTTGGTAATAAAAATGAAAAAATTCATGGAAATTATGACCTTGAAGTTATGGGTGATATACACGTAAGAGGCAGAGACAATATAGATATTGGGTCAGACAACACACTCCTGTTGGCGGCCAGCGAAAAAGGCACAGGAGACTTATATTTAGCAGCTGCTACAAATGTTTATTGTGCTTCAGAATTACATGTTGGTGGTTCTATTGCTTGTGATATGTTAAATGCTGAATCAAGGGTAAATGCTGGAACAGGATTACGTGCTGGTATTGCTGGTGTTTTTTCAGAGGGTCCAATTACTTCTTTAGTTTCTGTTATATCACCTTCAGCTGTTTTTGGTATATCCGGTTCTGTTTTACACTATGATGTAGTAAATAATGGTATTTTTGATGCACATATCCACGTAAAATCTGGTCCTAACCTACTTCCAATGTTAGCTTAATTATGACAACAGTAAATAACGCATCCGGCGTATACGGAACACTCGGTTACAATTTTAATGATCCTAATGGTGATGTTTTGACATTATCTTCGGATACGTTAGCTCATATGAATTCTATACCGGCACTAATTTCATCAAATCAAGCACAACTTATTGTTTCTGCAGGCAGTAGTCCAATAAATCAATCAAATTTATATCAAAATCCTGTTGCGAGTTATATTTCGAGTATCGTAAATACAACAAGTTTAATTATTACAAATGCTCCTGGAATGTCAGATGCTTCAAATAGTTTGATTAGTCTAGCAAATTCATTGTCAAGTACAGCAAATTCTTTTTTGGCTCATACTAATAGATTATCAAATCTAGTTGCTTTTGATGGAACAGATAATATTAATCCATACTACAAAAATGCAATTTCTTTTGGTAAAATTGCGATGTATATTACCAATCAAACAGATGGAATTTCAAATAATTCACCTATTCTTGGTAGTTTCACTTCACTTTTTATAGGACCGCAATTGAGTGCTAATGCGAATACGATTTTGGCTGATTACATAACGTATCAAACTGGTATTCAAAATGATACATTAACCACAGGACAATATACACAAATTGAAAATCATTTAAATACTGCTTCGGCTTTAATGTCAACAAGACAATCAAATGATATAACTTTTTATACCAATTTGAAAAATATGGTAAATAATCACAATACAGTAAGAAGTTTTTCTGGTATGGGAGAATCAGAAAAATATCTAGTTAATAATTTTGTTGGCACGACAAATTCAATTAACTTAATTAATTCTTAAAATTTCGAAAATTTGCGTTCCGGCCTAGAATTTCTCCGAACGCTGACCAAGAACCAAAAAAGCGAT